AGTTCTGGACGAAGACAGTTATCCCAGAGTTAATCGCTACGGTTACAGGCTGGTCGTCGATGTTGAGAATAGATAAACTACAGTAGCCCGCTACCGCTTGCTGGTAGATGTCTCGGCGGCCCGATTCTATAGTTAGATTCGCTAGAGTTATGTTCCGATACTCGACTCCATCGATTAGAACGCTCCAGACTGGAGTCCACTGGCTCATGCCGTTACGAACGCTCCCGCGCCTAAAGTGCCGCGCGCTTGGGACTTATTAACTAAGTCGACGATCGTTCTAGCTGCCGATTCCGGATCTCCGACGACTCCCATGTTAACAGTGATGTTATTAGTTGGAGCTGGCGTTACGAGTTTATTAGCAGCGTTCCTCTTCATAAGTTGCTCTAAATTGTAGGCCTGTAAATTGGCTAACATTTTGGCGCTGTATTCTGCCGCTGGAATACCTGTTGCAATGCCCATCGCATTTCTAGGCGTTGGGTCTAATCCTCTATCTATTGCCCATCGTAACAGTGCGCTGTATTGGGCATCGGTCAAAGCCGCTAACTCTGGCGGAAGATCAGCAGTAGATGGCGGCCCGATTATTCCGCCACCGCCATCACCGTTATCAAAAGACATTCCAGCTTTAAGACCCTTAGCTCCACCATCGAAAAAGTTAGTAATCGGATTATTCTTAATGAAGTCGATAATCTTCTTAATGCCGTTATAAGCGTTCGTAATGAATGTAACGAACTTCGAGAATGTCGTAACTACGCCAGCCAAAATCGTTCCAAGTCCTTCGAGTGCTGTCTTAAATGCTCCACCGATAATCGGGACGAGATACTTATCCGTAAATTCCCAGATCTTTTTTAAGAATCCGTAGAATGGCTCTAACTCGTCGGAATTGTCCGAGACCGCTTTTTTAATTTTGTCAAATGCGGATTTAAGTCCTTCGAGAATTGGGCCGACGATCTTTCCGATCGCTGGGATTATCTCTTCGTAAAGGAACTTCCACCATGACGTCAAGATCGGAAGTAAATCCTCTTTTATTACCTTAAAGATCTGACCGAACGCTGGCCCAAGTGTTTCGCCAAGATTCTTCGCGAAGTCCTGAATCGCTGGGATTCCCTTATCGACGAATCCAGACAGAAGCGGAGTAAGCGCATCGAGAACGTAAGAACCTACAGTCTCTTTCGCTTCATCGAATGCAACAGTAAGACGCGCCATCTTTCCCTGAAAAGTCTCGGCTTGCTGAGAAGCTTGGCCCTCGAAAGTAGTCGCTAAAGCTGCCGCAGCCGCGTCGAAGTTCTTGGACTTAATGATGCTCTCATCGATTCCGACACCGAGCTTCTTTAGTGCGCCTAGATTGCCGTCGTAAGCTTTACCAAGAGCTTCCGAGACAGTCTTTAGATCTTTACCTGTTCCCGCTGCGATGTCCAGAGCTAGGGTCTGGAGTTCTTGGGCTTTCTGTACGTCTTTCGTCGAGCGAACTAACCGATCCAAGCTGGGACGTAGAACGTCGTCTGTAATGCCGTTCGCCAGTGCCGTTTGAGTTATGTAGTCCTCTGTAGCCTTGATCTGGGCATCTGTCGCGCCTGTAACGTTCTGTAAAGTCGTCGCGAGTTTAGCCTGAGCTGCTTCGTCTTCGATTGCGGACTTAACGCCATCGACAAGCAGAACGCCAGCATAAGCAGCCGCAGCCGCTCCAGCCGCAGCGAACGCAGCTCCCGCCTTCTTAGCGAATCCGCCCATCTTAGATCCGAAGCCTTCGACTTCATTCTGTGCGCCTTTTACGCCCGCCTTTAACTGATCGAAGTCGGCATCGAAAGTTATCTTTATCTTCGGAATGCCCGCCATTAGTTAAGCCTCAATTCTTTAGCGATCTGCTGAACCATAAGCGAGTATTCGCGGGCTACGACTGGGACATAGAAGTCGACCGCTGGAGCGATCCAGTAGCCGCGCTTATTGTAGGGAGTCTTAAATCTGTTAGTAAATGTTCGGCCGATTGAGTCGACGCCGCCATGCGATCCGTACTCTGTTCCCCATAACAGCGCGCCCGCTGGCGCAGCTTGTCGACGAACCTTTGCGCCTTTACCGCTCTTAGAAGCTTCTCCGCCATAAGGACGACCGACCTTCTTAGGGCCACCGATGTCGACGCGAATAAGACGATCGCGTGGAGACTTGATCGTCTGGACTACTAGCTTCGTCTGTGGAGCGGGAGCAGACAGTCCGCTCATCATGAGCTGGCCAGCTAGTCTCTGAGACATAGGCTGCGCCCGATCACGAACTAGCTGCTGATACTCCGCGGGGAACGAACCTAGTAACCCGAGAAGATTTTTAAACTCGTATGGATCGACAGTAATGGCATAAGTGCCGCGGCCGCTTTTATCTGCCATTCTGCCTCTCCAAGATCTCTATCGCTGTAAGTAAATCTTCCGCCGTTCGCCATTCGCTCATAGGGATCTGGGTCGCTATTGCTACTTCGATCCGAATGCGATTTAAGCTTCCGACGGGCCAGCTTTTGGGTCTGACTTCTTACTGTTAATTCCTTCTACAGTCTCGATCCAGATCTCGAAAGGCTTGACAGGATTCCCAGCTGCTTCGCGCTTCATAGCGTGATAAGCCAAGAATGTAAGCCCTTCGAGACCTAGCTTCGATTCTGCTTCGTTTACTGTTGCGTTAAACTTTCGTTCCCACTTTACCCATTCTGGAACTGCCGCCACATAAGTAACGACATCTCCAGATAGATACTGGACTTCTAGTTCTAGCTTCATTTTTTGCTCCCGATTCTGTTTGTTAGCTGAATGTCTCTGTAGGTGTTCCGATAACTGTAAAGCTCATGCTAACAGTTTGAGCGTCTGGCGATGATCCGCCCACGCTTGGAAATAGTGGCAGAACGTTAAAGCTGAAGACTGCGCCTGTTACAGCTGTGAGCGATACCGCTAGAGCTGTGTTAGGTGCTGACTCCGCAGCTGTCCATAGAGCTTCACAGAGCGAATCTGTTGCGCCCCAGTCTGCGAGCATCTCGACATCGAACGTCCACTGTGAATCGATCGACTTATAAGCCTTCGAATAAAGTGTGTCGTAAGTTTCGATAGTGACATCCGCTGAAAGTGTCGCGCTTGTCGCTTGCTCGTCGTAGTTCTTTGTCGCGATCGTCATAGCGAGATCGCGTCCAGTAATGACGGTCGTGGCCATTGTTTCTCCTTAGTTTGTTTGTGTGTAATAGGTGGAAAGCTGAATCTCGCCCGCGAGAATCTCTGACGCGCCTATCGTTAACGGAATCGGATTCGATACGTCTCCGACTTCATACCCTGACGGAACGGCCGCCAGAATGCTAATTACGAGCTTCTCCCAGTTATCGAGTGCGCTCTGATTATCGTAGATCGCTACGCCTACGCTTACTACTAGATTTACTTTTAGCTTTACGTTCGACTTACCTAAGAACGTCGGCTGTAAATACGGAACACTCGGAGTAACCGCTGCGAACGGAACGATGGGAGCTTCTGGAACGGAGTCGTAAGTGTTAGCCGCTACGCCTTGGATGGCTGTCTTTAGCGGAGTGCGAACGCTCGTAAGAATAGAAGAAGCTGGCACGTTAGCCGCCGATCATTACATCGACATCGACATAATTACCTAAGAGGCCTATTACACGATTCTGGAGACTGCGGCCCATGCGATAGGGCGAACTCTGAAAGTCCAGACCTTCGATCTGACCGCCCGCAGCTGTGCGAGACTGGAAGACTTCGATAGATACGGCGTAGATAGCTGACTCGATCGACGCGTTTCCGACGTAGAGAGTCGCAGCTGAATAGCCGCTTAGTGTTGCCATGCCGTTCGGGATAATCTGGCGACGAGTAACGTCTGAAGATGTAAGAGCGGCAGAGAATGAAGAGTCTGTAACGACTGTAAGAGTGTGAGTAGCTGTAAATGGAGCTGGGAGACCAATTACGACGATCGACTGTCCTACGACGAACGGATGAGTTCGACGAGTAAAGAATGTCGCGACGTTACTTTCTAATTTATACTCGACTACAGCCGTCGAGTTCTGAATGAGCAGCGGGAGAATAACTTGCTCCGCTGTGTCGATGATGTCGTTTAAGTAAGCGTCGTCGTAGAGAGAAGAGCTAACGCCTAAGACGGATCTTAGCTGC